TGGTGTTTCTTCATCACCAAAGTTCAAGTCTTCTCCACCAGCGGTTGCATCAATTTCTTCACCACCTTCTGGTGTTTCCACATCAACAGCTGGTTCTTCATCACCAAAATCTAGGTCTTCTCCACCAGTGCCACCGCCACCGAATGAACCACCTAGGCCACCGCCACCGCCACCACCAGAGGTTGCGCCACCTTCTTCACCTTCTCCACCACCGTTACCACCACCTTGTAGGGCTAATGCCATATCTCCGTATACCCTATCAACAACATCAAAGGTACCAGTATGCTTGATTACATTTGCTGAATTAGCCAATTCAGCAGCAGCAGCTTTCTCCATTCGTTGTTCAAGTAAATCAGATTTAATCTCATCATCAGACATACCAAGTATTTCTCGCTTAGCACGAGTCATTGACATAGCTGCAAATCCATTACCAGCCTCACTAACAGCATCTTTATATAGCGTAATCTTATTTTGCGTTTGCTCAACTCTAAGCATGTCAGCTTGTGTTGATGGGTTATTTAGGGTTATTGTAAAGTTATCAAAATCTTCTTCAAATCCTAATAAGTATAAGTGAATAATCGCTATCTTATTTAATTCTTGTATCATTGATTGTTGAATTCTATTTATCGTCCTAGAAAAACGTATGTCTTGTAGGGCTAGGTTTTTACCATCGCCAGTAGTCTCATCGAAACCTAAGAATGGCTTAGGTACACGTAGTGCGGTGAATAAGTTATTCCTTAAGTATTCAATATCTGCAATCTGGTCAAGATTCGTTGCACCTGGTAGTGTATCAATTGGGCTGGGCGCATCTTCACTTCTAACTGGTATAAAATAATCTTGGTCGTTAGCCATCTGATTATATCTTAAGTCCATTTGACCAGTTTGTGAATCCATCACTTGTGCACGTTTGAATCTATCGGCAATACTATTAACATATGCTGGTACATCAGCATCATCAATATTACCAACGTATATCTTATAAATCCTTCTTTCTGGCGCTCTAGTGACACGATAAACCAACATAGCATCCTCAGACATGATAAGTTGTTTCCAAATACGTCTAGCCTTTTCTAGGATACTTGTACCGTATGGTAAACGCTTATCTTCACCCAATAATCTAAAGTGGGCCATTTGCCATGAGTTGAACTCAATATTACGACCTCTCCATATAAACTTTGTTTTATCAGTTTTAGATGATTCATTTTCTTCAGTATATCCATTTATTACACTAAATAAATCAAGTTCCCTACGGTCCATTTCATAGTTAGGCATTTGCTTAGCACCAACAACACCATGTGTATCATCAATATTTAAATAAACGAAATTATCACCATATTTACAGGTATTTCTAGTCCACATAGGTAACGATGTATGTATGTCAAGCCTATTATAAAATAAATCTTCTAAGATACCCTTAACACGTTTACTATCAGAATATATATTCATGACTTTACCCTTATCGTTAATGGTAGTAGATTCTTCCATCATTATATCTAATGCGGCAGCAATTGCTGGATAAAATTCCATATTTTCAAAATCAGTATACGATGCAATCCTTGTTGTTTCGTAGTTGATTGATTGTTGAAATAATCCACTATCAACCCTAGACCATTGATTTGCTAGGAATTTATTCTGTTGTTGTTGTAATTTAATTCTATCAAAGTCAGCTTTATTATCTGTTTTTAATAGAACATCACTACCAATATTATACCGTTGAGTATTTGCTTGAGGTTGTGCTTGTGTTGGCCTAATGTTCTCAGGATTAACAACTTGCCCAAGACGTTGGAATATAGTTAAATTATTTTTTACTGCCATTGTTTTATTAGTATTTTAATTATTATTATTTAAAAGTCAATGTTACCTTATACCACGAAATAACCAAGCATATTGACCTGTCGGGTCTTGCATATTCTTGGATACAATTGGGCTGAAATTAGGTCTAGTGTGACTAACGCTATTATCACCTTGCTTACTAGAGAAACCAGTTCCACGTTCTTTTTCAATTTCAATTGGTTTGCTACCACCAAGTATCCAACTACTTAACATAGCCTTATTTTGTTTTTCTAGGCGTTCTAGATTTTTAAAAGAGTGTTCTAATACCCAAAGAGCCATGGCCAATGCCATTATCAAGTCATCATGAAAACCATCTTGATGGTCTGCTCTGCCATTTTTATAAATAAATGTGTTTAACTCTGTTGCTAATCTAAGTGAGCGTATCTTTATTTCATTTGTCCTAATCTTGTATTCCAGATTAGAAATCATTGGTACACGAACAGATGTTGCTTGAAAACCAGGTATTTTATTTTCTTTATTATGTGATGATAATTCACGTTGTCTAGCGGATAAAATCTTACCATTCTGTGTATCATAATGTAGCCTCTTATAGCCAAATTCTAATAGTTTTAATACTGTTGAAACACCCATACCGCCAGTAATATCGACTACGGTATAAGCCTTATATAAATTACCGTATTCTTCAACTATTTGGGCCATTAAATCTGGTTGTATCTTACCCTTATATTCCATTACTTGTTCCATGGTTGTAAAGTCTACCATAACCATTGTAGAGGCATCCTCACCGTCACCTCTGGAGATATCGACACCAACTATATATTGATGTCCTTCTTGTGGCTCAGCCCATATCATTATTTCACTGTCAGCGCCACTAGTATATAATGGTTCCCTAACATTATTTTTAATTTGAAATTGAATGTGTTCTTCATCGATTACATTACCACCAGAACCAATAAATGACACATCTAATTCTTGTGCAATCATCTTACGGTCATTATTCATACCCCTGCACATATCTTCATACCACGTAGAAGTTGGTTTCCAACCATTTGATACACGGTTGGTATAAGAGTCAAAGGTGAATTCAACCTCTTCCTCAACTTCATCACCTCGTAACCATCTAAGGTCTTTATTATAACGCAAGTCTTCATACCATTTCATTTCAACGATATTAAACTTATTTTCTTTAGCATTTACATATGTTCGATAGTATAGAGAATCCATACCATGTGGGGTTGATATTAGCATAGCCTTACCACCACTACCTAATGCAGTTAACGCAGCACCAAATACTTCAGCACCGTTATCAATAAAGGCTGCTTCATCCATTATAAGATATGTTGGAGCGAAACCACGTAGAGCATCCTTGGATGTAGCAACGGCCTTAACACGGCTACCATTTGGAAGTCTAATTTCTTTTTTGGAGTCAACAATAAATATTGTTTTAGCTTCGTTTTTAGGGTTACCGTAATATTCGGGTCCCCAAATCCATCTAGGTAATTGTCCTAAAAAGTCTTTTATTTTACCTAAAAATTCAAAGGCTAATTCTTGTTTGTTAGCAATGATTAGTATCGCCTCTGGGTTGTTTTCGTCAGCAAAACCAACCTTGATGGACATATAAGCAGCTGTGGTTGTTGATACACCAGCTTGTCTAGGCTTAGTAACTAAATTAAACCTATGCTGTTCATAAGCTAGAATAATTTCTTTTTGTCTTGGGAATAATTTGAAAGGGACAAAACCTTCTTGTGTCTTGTCAAATGTCTCTAAATATGTTTCAATCGCATATATTGGACTGGCTAAGCATTTAGCGTATTCTGTGTATATTTCTAAGGTTGTTAGCATATTATTTTATTATAAATATGCCAATAACGAATAAAGGCCCATATGGGCCTTTATTTACACTAGTTCATCTAAGTCAAATCCTTCTGGTTCCGACCTATCATCTTCACCAAATAAATCTTTAAAATCAAATCCACCTGAATCTTCCTCACCAAAAAGTTCTTTAAAGTCAAAGCCTACAGCGTCATTAGTTTTCGTATTTGTTTTTTCTGAGTCAATCTCAGTCATAGCTTCATTAAATTCGTCCTCTTGTAAACCAGATTTAACCTCATCGACAACCGATTTAATTATTTTTTTACCTTCCTTGGTATTAGCCATAATTTCTCGCATCTTTACGTTAAATTCTCTAACTGGCAATGCAGCCAATTCAGAATATATATGATGTTTTAAATGGAAATCATCTGGTTCGATTAAGTTAGTAAATCTACTCCACAATGCTGGCCCCATACGCATATCCCAAGGTTCAGCCGCCAAGAAGTCTGCCTTATTAATAACATATTCACCGATTCTTTTATTCTTAGGTAAGCCATGGGCTGATAATAGCTCCATAACACCCTTAACCAGTTCATGTATCAACACTGGAAAAACTAAAGCTTGTGCGTATATTACGGCTTTTGGGTTAGATTCTGTTGGAAATTGAACCCTAACAATACCACCATTTTTTGAATTTTCAAGATTTGGTAATATATAATATGTATAATCAGCACTAGCCATCATCTTAGAATACTTATTTGGTAGTCTAGGGTCCATATCAGTTAATTCTTCATCAACCAAATGAAACATATGATTACATTTTTTTGCAGAACCCTGTATCATAGCATTTAGGAATCTACGCTTATAAACTTCTTCATTAGCATTAACTAATTCATCGTGATTCTTAAAGCTAGTTTCAGTCGATATCGGCTTAGCATTTTTAATAGTACCAACCATATTAATTTCGTTAGTTAGTTCGCAATTAATTTCAACAATATCTTCAGCCATGTCAAACTCTTCACGAATCATTCTTTCAGCTAACTTTTCAAGTTTTTTCTTGTGATTGGCCTCTAAGCCTTGAGTCTCGTAAACCAAGGGCATTAGTTCTTGTAATACGACCTTATTATCAATAGAATCAACATCATAAGCTCTCTTATAACGCTTCGCAACTTCACTAAAACGCTCACCCATAATCTTTTGTTCGAAGGTTGATTCGTCATCATCTGGGAAGATTGGGTGCTTACCTAATGAGTGTTGTCTATTCACTAAATCAGATTCTAATTTAGGTGCCATTCTTTCAGATAATCCTTCTGGATAAACAACGCTTTCATTTAAGCCTTTGCTTTTATTTGCTCTGTTTAAAGCAGATTGGAGAATTTTTTTATAATCACTCATATTATTTGCTTATTTTTTTTATTAAGTTTTCTTCTAATTGTGCTTTGGTAAGCACACGTCTTTCAGTTGTTACTTGTGGTTCGGTATCACCAGCTGCAATATCTTTATAACTACTAATAATGGTACTTAGTTTCCCAAGCGGTACACCAATTTCTTTAGCCATAGCGGTTAGGAATTGAGCTTGTTCTATTGGTTTATCTAACTTAGCCAAATAAATACTAAACTTATTTTTTATAAGATTAGCTAACTTGGTAACATCGGCTTGTAACTTAGGTACATCAGTACCATCGGTACTAACAGCTTCAACCTCATTCATTGGTGATTTAAAATAATTACCAAATCTAAAACGTTTCAAGCCCTTAACATCCATATAATCTTCATCTGGACCTAAACCCTGTCCAGATTTAATCATATCTCTATTTGTTTTAAACATAGCAACAACCTCACCAGTATTTATGTTAACAAAAAAATGTTTAAATGATGGGTCGATATCACTTAAATTGATATAAGCCATAAGTGAACCCTTATCTTCATCTTGTTCAATTTCTTTAACATGTGGAACTACTTGTATATCTTGACCTACCATACCCATAGCTTCTTTCATTGGCTTGGCAATGTTTTGGTCAAAGTATTCCATCGTATGAATTATATTCTCATTATTTTCATTAAGGTCATCAAAACAATATACACCCATGACAACATCTTTAGCTGAGTTAATACCCCTTACTAATTGATATTGCTTATCACCAATATTAAACGGCTTAGAAACATCACCAGTATTAGAATCCTTAACATTTGATAAATACCTTAGTGTTTCAGGGTCCTTTGGTTCTATGATAGCATCTTGTTCCATCATCGATGACATAGACGCACCCATACCTTTAGCATCGCCCTTAC